CTGTAATGGGGTCGTCCAAGTGTTCGAGGATGTGACTTGCATACACGTAGTCAAAATGATTGTGCGGGTATGCGTCCATTGTTGTCGCGTCGCAAATGTCTTTATCGTGATGTACGCAGTTTTCAAGTGCGATTGGGTCTGCCCCGTCGTGTGTATCTATACGCCCGCACCCGATGTCGATGCCGTAGCCTTGGATATACTTATCGTAGAATCCCGATTTAAGTCTGCGCTTATGCGCCTTTGATGTTTCCGCCATTGTTTAAGTCTAAAGTGATTTCTATTTTGCCCTTGTGGGTATTGTCTGTTTCTACCTTTTCTGTTAAGCCGTTTAAGCGTTGGGTGATGGATGCATTGTACTGCCCCACCATGCCCCCTTCTATTTGGTCATTCTTAATACTCTTGCGCACCCGCGAACAGATGTTCAAGTATTCTTCATACATATTATCCTGATTAACAAAATACTGATGCACATATCCTACTCTTTCCACGCAGTACAATTCAAATCCTTCCATTGTAAGCGGTCTTTCTAAAGGTGTTTCTACCCTATCCCCTTCCTTACCAACATACTCTACTTTTGTGCGTGGGTTGCTTTTTACTTCCTTAGCATATTCAAGGAATAGTTCCCACATCTTTTCGGGTGTCTCTACGTTTCTTGGATGTCCTGCCATGTTATACCTCGTCTGTTGCTATTGATGCTCTTTCTAATTGTAAACTCTTTCTGTAATCCCCGTGCATTCGCTTCATGTGTTCGATTAGGTTCTGAAGGTTCATGCAGTCGTTGCCGTTGGGTGTCATTGGAATGCAGTTGTGTGCAAATGGGCATACTTCTAATATTCTGTTGTGTCCCATGATTTCCGCTATTGCATAAGCCATTGATTGGTTTCCTATAAACGTGTGACAGCCTTTGATAATTGCAGCCGTCTCTAAAAAGTTAGAAACTAACGCATGACGCATATCTGGTAGCTTTCTGTTTATGATGTCATACTCACTCGGCAACCCTATGAATGTCATGATGTGGCGGAAAGGTAAAAGTACTCTGTAATCAAAAGTAGGGTTGTGGTATCTTTCCGTGCGGTTGATTACTATTCGCGATGTCTTCTTTGCCTTTACGTTAAACTCAATCGGTTCGCTTAGGTCGCAAGTCAATTCATGGAATGCGTAAAAATACCAACGAGAAATTGAACCTTGGTATCTTAAACCGATGTCGCGCATCTTGTCAAAGTTGTAAGTTGATTCCTCAAAGTTATCTGCTATCTGCACGCCTTCGATAAAGTCCGTAGCTAATAATAAGGGTCTAAGCATATCCGCGCCCGTGGTTGTGAGCATGACCGACCCCGATGGGTGTTTGAAGTTTGGGTTGTCTGCGTACTCTGCTTTTTTGTTGGTTTGGAGTTGGACAATTACTTTCTCATTGTGTAAACGAGAGGCAGCCCTCATAGCTGGTAGGGAATAAATTATGTCCCCGATGTTGCCTGAATGTTTAATTGTTAGCTTCACGATATAAATCTCTTAATGCTGTGATAAGGCAAGTCTTACAAGGGGTGATATGTGTACCCCGTAAGGCAATGTGTATCTCTTGCAGTTTCGCGTAATCTTGGTCATTTATTGCCAATGTAGCTGTTCGGTTCAGCGTGTCTATGTAATGACCGAATGATTTTATTGTTTCGCGTTGTTCTTGGTTCATACTCTTTCAATATATCCTGCTGCTATGGTTGATACTGCACACATTAATATTCCTTGCCATCCGTAAAGGTAAACAAAGATAAGCCCTGAACTCCAAAATGTCAAACAGAATGCGCAGTTGAATGGCTTTCTAAGTTTTACTTGTATTTGCCTTGCGTATGGTTCGATAATAAACCTAACGAGCAAAGTCATCAAACACGGTATTGATATTATTTGCAACCAAGTATTCATATTCTTTTTTTATTCTGTTGGTGATGTTTTCAATTGATTCCTTGACGGTCTTGTGGTGAATCTTTGTGCGTCTTGCAATGGCTGAGTATTTTTCCCCGCCTTCGTACAAAATGTATATCTCACGGTCAAACCAATATAAGTTTGGGTCATTGAGTACTTTCTCTCGTGCTGCCAGTAATTCCTCGTTGATGTTTCTTTCATGTGAATGCTTTGGCTCTGTGGTTATGTCTGAATGTCTGTGTATAAAATCTTTATAAAATTTCTTGCGCACGTTGCTTGGATTGGCAATTTTCACAAGAACTGAGATAGCCCACCACTTAATATACGGCTGTCGTTTTATAAGATATTCGTCTGACTGCTGGCATACAAATACAAAGAACTCTTGGTACAAGTCCTCACTATTAGCGGGCGCAATTGACTTGCAGCTACTCTTTAACCATTCGCTATTTGCCAACTGATTGAGGATGCCTTCCCGCGTCATGAAGACAAATATACTATTTTACTTTAATATCCATGCACTTGCCTTCTTTCAACGCCTTTTTGATAATCTTTTCAGCCTCAGGGATATTGTTCACCGCATGGTCTACTGAGTTCCTTTGCCCGTTGGTTATTGTGTAGACGGTTATGTCAATTAGCATACTTTTCAATTAGTGAATCCATTAACTCCACATCGAACGCCTTGCCAGTCTCTTCTAACTTCTGTTTGTGTACGCGGTAAAGCCATCCTTTAAATTGTTTCTTATCCCCGTATCTTTCGTGGCACTTCCTACATAGCCCCATTAGATTTTCTATGAAGTCCTTATGTTTGCTCCCACCCATTGAACGCGCACACACATGGTGAACATCAAGAACAAACTGTCCCATACTTTGACTATACGCCCCGCATCCCTCGCACTTTGGCTCAGGAAAATAGGAAAGATATATTTTAGTGTGTGGTTTCAAATCGCTTCAAAGTGCATCCAATCGTAGTTCTTTTCCCTACCCAATGAAATAAACCCGTGCTTATAGAATATGTCAATCATGGGCTGATATTCAGGGCGTGCAAAACGTGCTGTCTTTGCCGTTTCCTTTAGTTGGTTTCTTTCAGGGTCTAAATCAATCGCAATACCCCAAGCATGGGAAGAGTACTCACTACCGCCCCGCATTTGCCTAAAATTAAAGCAGCCCCCAAAAAGGTCTATCCCTAACTCCACAATCTTTTCATATCCATAATGCGCTAAAATGTCGGCAAATATGGCTTCGAATTGTTTGGCTACTGCGTGGTGACACCTCATAGTCTTTACCTTGGTGTTTTTGTCCCATGCTATCCTCATTAGATAAGGCAGTTTAATGTTCACAAGATAAGTGCCAGTCTGATTAGGCTTACCAAATCTTTCTATTTTCTGTGCAGTTGTTAACATCATCTACCACCACATCCCCACAACGAATTAACGAAGCGGGGCGTGGTGGATGAAAAACAAACCCTATTTTACGATAAAATAAGTCATAATTAAAGCACCCGCTATGTGTGCAAGTGTTCCCTTTCTATTTGGCTTCTGCGCCAGTTTGTCTACTAAATTTACAATCCGTTCACTTTTGATGCTGTCAAGTCTTATAGCCTCTTGTATCCACACCGAATCTTTCTGCCATTTGTCTTTATATCCGATAACAAGCTCAGCGTTGAGTTGCCCCTCATTGAGCTTTCTAACCACTTCACGCTGACAGCTTTCGCCTGACAAGCTATCTGTGTAGCTTCGGCATAGGTTACTCCATGTTGAATCGTATACCCATCTGACGTGCGAATCCACAAAATGCCGATATTTGTATCTGATTTTCGTGATGGTGTCGGTGTCATGGTAGCGTAGTTTAAGGGTGTCGGTTACTCTTATCGTTTCAGGCTTCGTTTGTTGGCAGTTCTTTGGCAAAGATAGCAAAAGGATTACAATGCCGATAAGAAGTAAGATTTTAGCCGTTCTCATGGATATTGCCTATTACGGTTGTTTCTTTCCCGATTGCGTCAAACAATGGTATAGTTTCACCATCTTCAGGGTGTTTATAAACCGATACAAAACCACCATCTTCAAAAGACACGGTTGACACGTAACCAACGCACACACGCAGCCAATCCCCTTCCCAAATCTCTTTTCCGTCCTTATCATTTAATCCCGTGTATTGTCCTACGGTTGAGGGGTCTACTTCGTGATGTTCAAAGTCGTTTGATATTCCAATGTTGTCATATTGTATGCCGTCTTTTTCTGTTGCGTAATGAATCAAATCACCATACACCCACTCGCCATTGTCTACACGCTTGCCCCTAAATTTTATTTCTCTCATCTGTTAAATATTATGCTGTCAATTAGTGCCAGTAATAATAAGGCGTTAGGGATTAGAGGTATCAGTTCCATTCATCAACTCCTTTATGTGTGGTGGGATTTCGGTGGAGAAGTGTGTCCAACTAAGACCAATTATAGTTGCGTATTTAGCTTGTGAAGCTATTATTTTTGATAATTGAGAAAAAGCGACTGCGGCACTATCCTCATCATCCCAAAAGTACCCCCATGTTCCAATTGCAGGCTCAGGCTTGCTCGTGTCAAATGTTTGCTCTTTGTAGAAGATTGTAGGGTTTATATTGCTTATATGCTCTTTACCATCATTATTAAATGTCCCTGATAAAACACCCGTATCTGAACGAAACGACAACGGATAAACGTCATTTGAGCTTTCCTCTAAAACACCCCAACCAAACCAAATATGCCAAACTCTTTCCCCCGCCTTAAACATTTCCTTCTCCTTTCTTTATTACTTTGCAGTTAATCCAATAGCGACCCATTTCATCCAAAAATTCACCATCTGCAATTGTTTTAAACTTCCCAACTCTACCATGTAAATGTCCGTTATTATCCCAAAATAAGCAAACATCGCCATATTGTGGCGTTTCTACCATTTCACTCACCAGCATACCCCCCTCGTTAGGGTTAACTAAGTCGTGGATGCGTTTTGCTGCTCTTTGAATGTCCTCTAAAATTACATCGAATCTGTCATCGTTGTAGATTTCAGGGAATCTTTGTACGTGGCTCAAGGCAATCCTTAAATCATCCAGCGCCACAATTTCTTGTTTTAATAGTTCGTATTCCATAGGTTTGTTTTCACCTAAAAACCCCCGCACCGAATGAACAATGCGAGGGTGTTTTAATCGAGTTGTAAAGTGTTGGTATCTGCGATGGGGAGTTGTGTCTATCTCGTTCATGCAGGGAATTCCGACCTTAGTTTATATCGACACGCGATTTGTACTAAGTTCCATAGCCTATTCTACGTCCTATGACCCATTTAAGGGCAGCTCGGCTGACATCTGCATCTCAAAATCACTCCCAACCTATCATTTCGATATGCTCCCAAGGGCTACCAAGTTCGTCTATGACGCATGGTTTGTTTCTCTACTTTGCCTCAGTCAGGGTGTCCGCGTATAGTCTTCCATCCTTACCGTTTCGTGCTCCAATACTTTTAAGAACGTCTCTCACCACCGCAGCCCGATAGCGGAGGGGCTTATCGGGCGGGATAGGGTTCTGAGTTGGCTTAAATCGTATATTTAATTCCTTTGTTGTGGCATATGCAATACCACTGCTCAATAGGCAATATATTAAATGGTGTCATGCTTGCAAAGTGATTGATAGTATTCGCCACAATGTTTTTGCTTACTAATTTGTAAGTTGACAATTCTGCTTTTACAACTTCTGTAAATAGTGATTTTACGTTTTCTGTGATGTTTTGTTCGTTTTTCATAATTCAAACTAACTACCTTTTTTTTAACTATGCAAGTACTTGATGTAATTTGGAATCATTCTAAATAGTGACAATTCATGGTTTTTCAGGCAATGACATCCAGTGGGTGACAAATAAATAAACACCGTCTTCATAATCCTCTTCATCGTACCTTATATCCCGAAAGGCTGAATCCTCGTAAATCAATACAAGAATATTGTATTGGGGGTATTTTTGGTTATCTTGATACACTAACACTATTTGCCCTTCATTAGGGGTTTGTTCTGTTACGCTTATCCAATTCATCTTAAATTTATTTCGCTTTTGTACTTTGATACAATGGAACGGCTGAAATCTAACTGGTGTGTTGCCGTCCTATTTACCCTATCTGCCCACTTTTCAATATAGTTGAAGTCCATACACAAGGCATCCACCTTTTTATTGATTAGACTTGGCGAGTACCCACCTTGGGCAAGGGATTCCTTTAGGGTTTCCATGATTGCGTCATTCGTGCGCTTGTCTCTGTGATACCTCGCATCCGCGCAAAGTTTACCTGACTGCGACATGATTACTTCAAGTACCTCAGAACGCCTTACCACGGCTTCAATATCGCCCGTGTCGTACTTGGTATCGCAAAAGGTTTGCATACGTTTAAGCAGCGGTTCTATGTCCTCAAATGGCGTTACCGTTTCCATAGAATGTTTCCTGAATTTTGCTTTGCTCGAATCTATTGTTAAACTCAATCTTACGCAGCTTTGACGCATCCAAATCGGGGTAATCTACAAACAGACGCTTTGCCCTGCATTTAGCAATACCGCTGTCAAAGTTGCCAGTCTTAGACACTGCAAGTAGGTCGTTTAAGTACGTTTCCGCTTCTTCACGATTGCTCGGTTCAAAGTGGGTTAAGTACAACGCCCAATCGTGTTCAGTCATGTGGATAGTGTTCATTTCTTTTCTTGAATAGCGTCAATTATAGCGTATACGGCAGAACAAAACAAAAATAAGCAGAATAAGACAAAACTGTCCACATCACCTTTAAATGTAAATGCCCCAATTGTTGCCAATACAAGGAACAATATTGCCCACGCAAAAAACGTGTACTTATGCCTATTGCTACTCATTTCAATAACCCTTCCACTTCTTTACTTACTTTGTACTTCTTGCGAATGTCCGATACGCTGCCACCCTTGGCAATGTACGCTTTTGCTTGGTTAAAGGCTTCTGTGTCCTTATTGAGCCAAGGCAAGTCTGATTCCGCCTTTGGGCTGCTTGCTGCGTTTCCGTCGTCGTCGTCATCTACATTAAGGCCTAATATTGCACATAGTGAATAGCGCCTTTGGTAAGTAATTGCGCTACCTATTGCCTGAGGGTCTGATTTTGTGGGTTTCATTGTTCCGTTTGCTTCGATATACTCCCCGCTTTCTGAATGAATAAGCATAGTAGTTAAGCCGTCACCATCAGGAATTTGCGATATAACCAAACCGCAGTCAATTAACGGCTGGTGTATTTCATCAAGTATTGAAGGCAAATCCGCGTACTTTGACTTAAAGAATGGGTTGTCTGCTTTTTTCTTAATTTTTACCGCCTTGGTTTGAAATTCAAACAATGCCTTGGCTAAGTTCTTTATTGATTCTGACTTGTTCATACTGCCCTCCAAATGGTTTGTTTGCGTCCAGTTCTACCAACTTTCGACCCGTCCTTTTTAATCTTTCCTGCGTCCTCAAGTTCACTCATGCGCTTAAAGATTTGTGAGGGGTGCATACCGTTTAAGATTGCAATGTCCTCTGCTGTCAAGTCAAGGGACTTGTACGTGAAAATAGTGTCCAAAATTTGTTGGTGAATCCGTGGCTTGTGAGGCTTAATAGATTCGTGTGCTTCTCTGCTGTTCATAGTGATACGTGCAATCTAAGTTTTAAAAAAGCAACTGAGTAAACGTGCCTACGATTTGACAACGGCAACAATGGCAACTTCAAAAAACCAAAATGGTTCTTAGGGTGTAGCGTAAAGTGAAAGTTTATGTTTTTCATGATTGTTTTTCACTACCGCAACCCCGCTACTTGTGATAGCGAGGTGGGGTAGGTTCTATGATTTGGCTTAGTTCTTACAGACGTATATTATTTCTGAATTGTAAGACCTTTCTAATTCAGCGATTCGCCATTCAGGTAAATAGTCTACAACTAATGTTTTGCCGTTTGCAAATTCTATAAAGTATGTGTTTCTCATAGATGCGAAGTAAATAGTCACCCGTCAATTGTGCAAGCATTCAGAGTAATTTGGAATGGTTCTAAATAGTGACAATTCCGCAAATTCCTTCCCCAATCTGCTATGCCCATACTTGCCAGCCATTTCAACCGCCTTAATAGTTTCCAACTTTGCCGATATGTCAGCCTTGGGTAAGCCGTCCAAGTAACGGGCGCGTGATGATGCGTGTTCCATTGCTGCCTTGTGACGCTTCTTGACCGATAATGACGCGCTATGTTCGTACATTTCGCGGTGGTAGAAGTAATCTTCCCACGCTTGATCCAATAGTTTCTTCATGATAAATAAGCCTTTTTAATTTCCTCAAACTTTGCCCGATACGATTTGTCTACCGAACACAAGTCGCTTACCGTGTCTTTTGCGTGGATTGCCGTGGAATGGTCGCGCCCCCCAAAAGAGTATGCAACCGTGGCAAGACTGTACCCACCATAAACGCGCAAAATGTGCATCATGATTTGGCGAACCAATACTAAATCCGCCTTGCGTGATTTGCTATCTACGTCCTCGATGGTTAATTCCCGTCTGTCTTCTTCGTAGGCTATGCGTTCACCCAGCGCATTGCATATTGGTTTCTTCCCTGCGCAGTAAGTCGGCATATGCTGCTTTACTATTCTGAAAAGTCTCTCTTTGTCTGCGTTAAAGTTTTTCACGATAGGCTTAACATAGGTAGCCTGCTCGATTTGATTTGCCAATTCTAAAGCGTTACTATACCCGTGGTGAGTGAGTACGTCTAAGGCTGCTGTAAATGTGTCCATTATTTTCTGCTGTTATATTCTTTCTTTAGTGTATTTCTAAATATAAACCTGTGGGTTTGTGGTACTGAAATCTCTGCATTCCCGTTTCGCCCCAATGGCTAAACTTCACTTTTTGTACGTGAACATCCACGGTGTCATCATCGTAATTTCGGTATACCGTTATGCCGTTGTCCGTCTTGTTAAAAAAGTTCGCACTTCCAGCGATGTCGTAAAGATTTGGAACTTCATACTTTCCCCCCTCTTTGCGTATCTTTTTAGGGTGAGCAACTAGAAAGCAATGCACATTATACCTTTCGCAAAAGTTCACAATCTTGTCCAATGACTGCCCGATGTACTTCGTTTCTGATTCTCCGTATTGGTGCTCTAATTTATTCCATGCGTCAATAACAAACCAATCTATACCCTTTCTATTTTTAAGTGTAGCTACGTGGCTTAAAATTGAATCTAAGGTGAAGTCCTTTTCAGGCTTGACAAACCAAACCGTCTCATCTAAAAAGAACATCGCCTGAGAAACCTCATCTAAACTCATTCTGTGTTCACCAAACCAAGGTCGCTGTGTAAGTTTTCGTGCCAACTTTGAAAAGTGCAATTCAGTCGGTCTGTTTTCAGGTGAATAAAACGCCCCTTTCCATCCGTGCTTAACATTCAACTTCATGATGATGTGGTCTAAGAAATCCGATTTACCATGTCCAGGGATTCCCGTTATAGTTGTGAGATACCCCTTGTGAAATTTCAGCAGAGAATCAAAACCATTCATTCCCGTTCCTACACCCTCAGGTAGCCCGTTTTGGTAAAGGTCTAAAATACTATCCTGAATGTCTCGGATAGTAAACACGCCAACCATTGGAAATTCTGTAAAATTGTTCGCTGCTGTGGCAAGGTTTATCTTTCCGTGGGTTATAAGATACTCGTTTGCATCCTTTGCCCCGTCAAAAACGATGTAATCGCATTTGTCGCGCCCAAATCTGTCTGCAAGTAGTTCGCGCAGTTCGCGCCCTTTGGTATCGTTATCGCTGCAAATGTGGATTTTTTCAACCGTATCGAATAAATCCATGTATCCGTCAAGATATTGAAGATTCTTGTTTGCCCCGTTTGGAACTGATACCACAGAAGTAATGCCAGCTTCAATTAAACTAAGTGCATCAATTTCCCCCTCTGTTATCCATACCTCTTTTGAACCTATTACAGAATCCAAGTTGTATAAAATAAGTTCCGCGCCTGAATGAAGTTTGAAATTCTTTTCAGCATCCCGATATTTCACGTTTACCAACTTGCCAGCCAAAAAGTAATTAAAGCATATTACGTTCACTTTCTTTTCCTTTTGTGGCATATACTCCACTTGTGAAGTAATCTTCATTCTAAGGCAAGTTTCTGCACTTATACGCCTACTCTCAAAGTATTTCAGAACTGCGTCAGGTAGCGCGGTTGTATTCTGCCACACGGGAACCTCATATTTCTTTTCCTTTGTGCGTTCAACTAAAGTTCCAGACCATCCGCAATAGTGGCAATGCCAAAGTTGTTTGGTAATATCCACGCTAAGCGACTTGTCGGTTTTGTTACTTCGGGTGTCGGAGCATTTAGGGCACTTGGTTTTATACTGCCCACTTGTGCGCCCTTTAATGTCGATGTTGTAAAGTTCCCAACTCATGGCTTCCATCCGTTTCTTTTGGGGAACATGCTATTTTGCATCCTTCCAAGTTCGTCAAAGTTTTTCGTCTTTTCCTGAGCAATCCATGCAGCATCAAATCCTATCCAGCTTTTTTCTACGCATATTCTTAGAACATCGTTTTTTGGTAAGGATGCCTTTTCCAATTCCCTAATGAATCCATTGTATGCCGTTTCTGAATTTACCGCCCGTTTCTTTTTGCGTACTTGCAACCACTCATTCACAAGGGTATCATCTAAGCCGTATTTTAATAATGCCATCCTAAAATCAAAAGATACGCCTTCAGGCGGTTGTTCTGTATTTCTTTTTTCTTTTATTCCATTATCACTATCACTACCATTATCAGTATCGGGTTTTTTGGGTTCTTGAAATAACCCATCGCTTTTTTTCGGTTCTGTTGGGTTTTTCGGTCTGCCTCCTTTTGCCCCATTTACTTTGTTCTTTTCGCAAGTTGTCTCATACCTTTGTAGGTCGCGCTTTAACTGCTGTTTAATCGGTTCAAATGTCAACTGAATAATCAAATCCTCTGTTTCAGGATTCATGTCGTTAACGTACATTAGAATGTGTTTGAATAACTCCCCCGCCTTTTCATTAGGCATCTTTTCCAGCGTGTGGATTAAGTCGGTGTAGAGTAGGAAAGACTTTTTATCTTTTGCCATGGTGTAGTGGATT